GAGAGCGAATTTATCATCAACGTTTTTTTTCTCCGCAGTAGTGGTCTGCCCGTCAGCAATAGCAACGTTGATTGCTGCGAGGAGATTGTCGATAGCGCCAAAGAGAGAGATTTTAGCATTGAGTAGGTTAGTCTTAGCAACGCCAACTAAGTATGTATTCACGTACAGCTTATTATATGTAGCTTCTACAGAGGCTTTCGTATTTTTGACTGTATTGATATATTTTTCAATAGCTTTAGTTTCTGCTTCTGATATAATACCGTCGGCAAACGCACCGTCTACATATTTATGTAAATCACTAATATCATCGTTTACTTTTTCTGCGGCTTTTGTGGCATCTGCCGCATCCTTTAACGCTTCCAGTGCTTTTTTCATTGCATCATCGGCGAAAGACTTTAACTTGTCCTGTATGGACTTATTAGCTTCTTCGACAGCAGTATTAAAGTCAGCATAAGCACTGTTGAAGCCTGCAAACTGTGTATCAACAGCCTGTTTTTCATCTGGAGTAGTAAGTTTGTCTGCAATGGCAGTATTTATTGCATTTATCAATCTTTCTATGGCCCCCATCAGCGTAATCTTTGCATTAAGCAGGTTTGTTTTTGCGACTCCGGTTAAGTATGTATTTGCATATAGTTTGTTGTATGTTGCTTCTATAGCTGCTTTCGCATTATTTACAGTGTTGATGTACTTTTCGATAGCACTAGCTTCCGCCTCGGATATTACACCGTCAGCGAATGCACCATCTACATAATTATTTAGATTGGATACTGCATTGTTTGCTTCACTGGCACTCTTGGCTGCCGCATTGGCTGCTTCCATAGCAGCAGCGGCCTCTCTTAATGCTTCTTCTGAATAACCTTTCAAGGCATCGTGTATCGCTTTATTGGCTGTTTCTACGGCGGCGGTGAAGTCGGCATACGCAGAATTAAACAAGACATACTTATCATCAACGTCTTTCTTTTCTGCTACGGTTGTCTGCCCGTCGGCAATGGCGGTATTGATAGACTTGATAAGGTTCTCAATGCTTCCCATCAGCGTAACCTTTGCATTGAGCAACCCGGTTTTGGCCGTTCCTGAGAGATAAGGATTTACATACAGTTTATTGTATGTTGCTTCTACAGCTGCTTTCGCATTATTTACAGTGTTGATATACTTTTCGATAGCTTTAGCTTCCGCCTCAGTGATAATGCCGTCAGCAAATGCACCGTCGATATAGTCATGCAGACCTCCCACAGCATCGTTTGCATCAGCTGCAGACTTCTGAATAGAATCAATCAGATCACTAACTTCAAGCCATTCCTCCAAATTTTCTAATCCGGAGGATCCTGCCTTAATTTGAATATTTCCACCTATTTCACTTTTAACCAGGTCAAAGTAAGTTTTTCCATCCGGAGAGATGATCCGTTCTGTTGTTACGCGGCCCGGCAGAATTTCAGTGAATCCATACAACTCAACGAAGCTGCGCTCACCTTCATACTCACTGTTTAGGATGCCGGTTAGTAGGTGATAATATCCTGCTATCTGTTCCATTTTGATAGCTGTTTCACTGAGAAGGAATGTGCCGGTCTGATTTTCCTTGCTGCATACAGCATACAGATAATATTTCTTCTCTGGGGCAATAAGCGCCGGAGAATTATATTCAGCCATATCCCAAAACTTGTATTCGCTAGCTTTGTGTTCAGACGACACAGTTTTTATCCCTAGCGTCATGTGTTGGATGATGCCGGCAGGCGAATGTAGCACCTTTGTATTGATATTGTAAGTAATGTTATGAGATACTTGTACCGGGACCGCTTTTGATCTGACAAAGCGGAACTGCAAACTTTCATCACCTACGAGTAACTGCATCGTCTGTATAGTGATGGGATTGATTGAGCCGGAGAAGTTCAATAAAGCATTTTCAAGCATGGACATAGTTTCCTTTGCATCACGAAAACGGCGCTTGGTAAATCGCAAAGAATCTTTATACTTGATATCTACGTCTACTTCATTTGTCTCGATCTTATCTAATTCGCTGGTTACGGAAGTACCAACTGGATCATTTGATAATTCTATTTCCGGAGAATAAGGGTTATTCACATAACGTTTAATTCCTATCATGCGAATAAGTGAACCTTCTGGATGAAACTGGGTATCGGAGAAATCTACATAACCACCCAGCACAATCTTGCCGCCTATTTCTAGCCAACGCTTCTTTGCCCAGATACCGTCCAATGTTCCGGTAAATACGAATGATTTATCTTCATGCTCAAAGAGGTATTTAGCAGCTTCCTTAAACACTTCCCAGCTAGCACCTGTCTGCTCTTCATCATTACAGATATATGAGTTCGGTAGCTGGATACCGAATACTGCGTAGGTATCGCCTGTCTTAGGATGCCAGACATCAGGTTCCGGCATAGTGATACCATCGATCTCCTGTGGAACTATTTCAAAACGTCTACCTGCTTTCTCTATTTCTCCATTCTCTTTAAGAATGGGCTCATGGATATACTTGACTTCAAACTCTTTGCCTGTAAGTGTACCTGTTTGGAAGATGACGGTCATGGTCTCTCCGGCTATCAGACATTTCTTAAAATCAAGATCGTTAGGTATATCGCTATCTACAAAATCATAGAAGTTAGTCTCCTTATTAACCTCGATAACAGAGCTAACAGTTCCAATACGAGAAGGATAGATTGCAGTGCAGTCTAGACTATCCTCTTTACCTGTAACTAAGCTTTTGTCAGCACGCATGACACTGGTTCCGTCTGCATCAGTTATATACGTTCTACCTTCATAATGAAGGGTCTTAGATTTGGGCAGTAACAGATATTTAGCTCCGTATGTCGAGTAGTTGATATTTCGATCAGAAGTTTCTACTAGGACAATTTCGGGCGGTATATCTCCGGATTCCCGACCAACACCAACCTTGAAACCATGGCCTTTACCATAAGACAGCTTCAAAGGATTATTCTTGTTATATTCAACTTTACGAAGGTGAACCGTCTTTCCAGTAATCTGCCATTCCGTTTCATACGTATCTGCAAGTTGATTAAGTGCATCAAGAATATATGTGTGATTATAGTTGATAACTTTATCCGTTCCTTCGATGCAATCACCGACTTTCCAGCCCATATCACGACGATTTAGGTTCTCGACGAGTAATCGTAGGTGCTCATGTGCTTTAGCTGTATATGCGAATTTGATACTGTTATCTGCAATGTGACGAACTTTCCACATCATAGCATCCGCTTTAGCTGTTTCAAGTATAAGCGTATATTCAAAGTTACGCTCACCTTTCTTTTTGAAATTACTATCTTTTTTGAGAGAATAACGCTTTCCGTAAAAGTCGCACCAAGTTCCGACCGGTATTTCTAAGTATCCCGGATAGGAAAAATACAAATTAAGTGTATCTTCCGCCATGATTGCTTCGTAAGAGTAACTTTCGTCCTTTACATCGAGCTTTATTTCCTTATTACCACTATATAAAATTATCATATCATCTGATTAGAATTATAATCTAAAATATAATCAGGTATGTGTTTTTAATGCTATTCAAATAATAGTTTTTCCGGATAACCTACTGTGTAATCATACTCTTCAATCTGCGACACGATATACATCTTTTTTATAGCTGCAAGATGCAGCTGTGTCACATTATAGCAGTCGAGGGCATATAATTCTAGAGAATTTAACATTGCTAATGCGTTAAGAATAGGAATAGTATACTTCACACCATCGAACCACAACACTGTTTCGGTCCTTCCCATGTCTTGTTCTATTGAAATGGAGTTCTTCAAACCAACTCGAGTATCCTTATCAAGCCACATTTCTTTCCCACTCAAAGTAAACGAATTAACCGCCTTTGACTTGTCATACAGCAAGATACGACTTTCCTTCATTTCTTTTATTTCATCAATAGAATACTCATGCTCTACCAAAATGGGAACACCATTATCACCTTCGTAAATTTCTTTTCCTTCAGACTGACCTTCTAACAAATCATTGTAATAGTCGTCCTCAATTTCTACCGAACCCTCAATTGGTTCATCGTAAAATCCTTGTTTCCAGTATTTCATAATACATTCATTTAGTTATTTGTTTATATAAAATTAGTTCTCTTGGAACTACGTACGCAAAATCTGACTTTTCAAATGTTGGAACTAAGTCACTTGGACAAAACGGTTATTATAAGTTTCCTGACGGCCTAATGATTCAATGGGGAAAAAAGACGAGTGGCACTTACTCTGGAACAATATATTTCCCCTCTTCATTCTATGACACAAATTATTCTCTGCACTTGACTTGTAATAATGGAAATACAGGTAACGATTCATCGTGGATAGCCAATTACACCTCTGTTTCAACTAGTTATTTTGGATATAATAATAAATATCAGCAAGCTGCCAATGCAGGTTCTAATACAGCCTCTTTCTATTGGTTTGCTATTGGTCGCTGGAAGTAATCTTATTTCCAACGGCCTATAGCAAACCAATAGAAAGCTATACTAAACCCTCCAGCATCGGAGTCATTATTATGGTAAACGGAATCCATAACAAAGTAAGAAGCATATTTGCTATATACATCGAAAGAATACATGTAATTACTATGCACGAGCCGAGTTCCAGTTAGTTGAATAGTGTAATTACTATCATAAAAGGTCGTATTAAGATACACGGTTTTACCTATCCCGGAAGTACTTGAGTACCCCCATTGAATAAGCAGACCGTCATCATATTTACGATAACCGTTTTGTCCAAGTGATTTGACTCCGATATTAGAGAAATCTTTCAAAGCGTACGTAGTTCCAAGAGAACTTAGTACACTCTTTTCCGCATCCGTCATAAACTTCTTATTTGTCACTTCTGTTATGTCTGAAGCAGAATGTGAATGTGATGCGGCAGCATAACTTCCCTTAGGCTGATAAGTTGAGTCATGATTATGATTCCCTTCAGCTTTACCATTCCATGTACTTTTTTCCGTATCAGTAACAAAGCGATGAGTAGCATCCGGAGTCACTTCAGTGGCAACATGGCTATGTGATGAAGGAGCATAACTGCCTTTAGGCTGATAAGCAGAGTCATGATTGTGGTTGCCGGCTGCTTTACTATTCCAAGTAGATTTTTCCGAATCTGTTACGAATCGATGTGTTGAATCAGGGGTTACATCACTAGCACTGTGACCATGTGATGATGGAGCATAGCTACCAGCAGGCTGATATACTCCGGAATGGTTGTGATTCCCGGCAGCCTTACTGTTCCATGTACTTTTTTCAGAGTCAGATACGAACCTGTGTGTAGAATCAGGCGTAATATCAGAAGCATCATGAGTATGTGATAAGTTAGCATAACTTCCCTTAGGCTGATAATCTGCATCATGGTTATGATTAGAAGGAGAGGCTCCGACTTCGCTTGCCGTATAAGTAGGTTTCTTCGTGGCTTTCGCCCAAGCGGGCACGTCGCTTGCCGGCATTGACGTTGGGAAATCGCTAATATCCGCTTTCTTATGTGAGTGAGCTAACGGAGTTCTTGCATTACTTAAGCGGGCATCGTTACCCTCGCACACGGTTCCAACAGCCGTACCAAAATCTTTGTTAAAAGCCGTTTTTTTAGTAAATGCAGGTTCATAAGTACCCGCATGATTGTGGTTTGATGGTGATGCCCCGACTTCGCTTGCAGTGTAACTCGGTTTATTGGTAGCCTTAGCCCAAGCGGGCACATCGCTTGCTGGCATAGAAGCTGGAAAATCACTTATTTCAGACTTCTTGTGAGTATGCGCTTTAGGTGTACGGGCGTCACTTAGTCGACTATCATTTCCTTGGCAAACTGTTCCGGAAGTTGTGCCAAAGTTCTTATTGAAAGCTGTATTTTTTGAGAATACAGGTTCGTATACTCCTGCATGGTTATGTGTATCCAAAGCTGCTTTCAAAACCTTCCCTTGTTCGGCAGAAAGGACCTTGCCAGTACCACCACTTGTTAGGTTGTTGACAATATCGGAAACGTTGATTTTCTTCCCTAACTCTGTTGCCATGGTAGCGGCGAAGTTCGGATCATTATTAAGGGCATTAGCCAATTCAATAAGCGTGTCGAGGGCTTCCGGTGCTCCAGCTACAAGTGCATCCACTGCAGCTTTTACTTTAGCATCAACTCCAGAAACTGCGTTATTGGCGGCCTGTGCTGCCGCATTTGCACTATCTGTGGCAGCTTTAGCAAGAGCTGTTTGCGCTACTGATGCGTTTTTGGCTGTATTAGCATCATCAGTAGCTTTTTTCGCTAAAGCTGTTTGGGCTTCCGATGCAACTTTGGCAGCGTTAGCCTCTTCTGTAGCTTGTTGGGTTTCTTCTTTGGCAGCATTAATACTTATAATTGCTGCGTTAGCGTCATTAGTAGCTTTCTTTGCAAGAGCTGTCTGTTCAACTGATGCGTTTTTGGCAGCATTTGCATCATTCGTAGCTTTTTTTACAAGTTCTAGTTGTGCGTTAGCATCTTCTGTAGCAGATGTCATTTCTTGTATAATACCGCTATACTCAGACTTACGTTGGGTTTCGGCTTCTACACGTTCTGTTTCAGCAGAAACACGCCTAGTCTCATTTGAGGAACGAGTATCTTCCGCAGCCTTGCGGCTATCTTCATCCTGCTTTCTTTTATTTTCTTCTGATACCCGGGACGTTTCGGCTGATTTACGGTCAATTTCAGCGGACTTTCTTTTGTTTTCTTCTGATACTCGGGCTGTCTCCGCTGATTTACGGTCTGTTTCAGCAGATACGCGTTCAGATTCGACAGTAACGCGATTATCTTCGGCTGTCATTCGTGCAGTTTCATTTGCTTCTCTCGTGGATTCGGCTTCTTTTCGTTCATCTTCGGCTGTTACGCGATCTGTTTCAGCTGTAGAACGTGTTGTTTCAGCTACTTTTCGTTTGTCTTCTTCCTTCACACGTTCCGATTCTGCAGAAGAACGTCCTGTTTCAGCGGTCTTACGTGCATCTTCATTACTTATACGTGCTTGTTCATCTGATACTCGTTTATTTTCTGTTTCAATGCGGCTAAGTTCTGCAGATACACGTTGCCCTTCAGCGGTCGCGCGAGCTGCTTCCTCTGCTTTACGGGTATTCTCATTTATGATACGTACAGATTCTGCAGCTGACCGGGCTTGTTCTTCACTTGAACGATTTCTTTCAGCGTTGATACGAGTAGCTTCATTGCGTTGTCGAGTATCTTCATTCGCTTCTATTTGGGTTCGGGAATCATCAGCCGCCTTTGCTGCGTCATTGGCCTTCTTTGTTGCTGCAACTACGTCATCATAGGCTTTCTTTATGAATTCAAGACTAACTTTTACACTTGTTTGTACGCCATTCACCATTTTAACGCCAATAGTGTACAATCCTACCATGCTATCAGCAAGCGTTAATTCGCTGATTTTTTTCTTTTTAATTGGCATAATTTTTTAAGTCAATATAAAATATTCCATCTTCTGTTATGATAAATTCTCCTGCTTCGGAAGCAAGCAGGAAGTCTGTTTCTCCAATCCGGAAACTAGTAAATACAAGTTTCAAGGTAAATTCCCACCATACCCCATTATTAAGAAGAAAATTGTTTGTCTGGCAACTCTTATAATAGCAAGGGTAGCTTTCACTCCACTCATCACAATAAAATATACGTTCAGCATCAGAATACTCATATCCTTCATCATCGACCTTAGCAGACAGTTTTGTAAGATCATAGAGTAGGGCATCGCGATTTCGCCAGAACGCTTCAATCGTCCCGGCCCGCATCAGGCATTTGAGAGATACTTCTTTGGTTTGGAATTTCACAACTTCACCGTCATAGATTGCTCCATCTTGACGTTTGAAATTCTGCAGTAGGTTCTTTTTTACTGCCGGAGTTTTCAGTATTTCTGCTGTACTGCCTTTCAATACTACTACACCATAGTCGGTCAGATCTTTACCGTCAAGCTCATAGCCCTTTGGAAATGGGAGGTCACTATCGTTAATAGGTTCTTGATACTCATAGTTGGCTTCACGGGGAAAGTCATTTGTAAGAGTGAACTTAGAAATTTCAAGGCCCGTATTGATTACATAACTGTTTTGAGAAGACAAACGTAGGGTATATGTTCTGTCAATGAGTGGAAAACGAAATTCATGATAGCTCAGGTCCGAGAGCTTATCAATTAGTCCGCCAATACCCATACTGCCCATATATGCAAATTCAATGCTTATATCACTTGTGTTTAGGGCAATATTAGAAAGGTCAAATTCTTGTCCATCTTCTTCCGGCCAGTCGTTTTTTTCCAATTCTTTGATAGCAGGGAAGGCTACAAGATTATTGTAGCTTCCCTTTGTAACGCATATCCCTAAACTGGTATAGGCGTCTATTCCGTCTAAGTAAAATTGTCCTGTCATCGCTTCAATGTTATGCCTTTAGTGTTCAATGTGTCAATCCCCATTCTGATAGATTCTATAGCCTTCTCAATAGCTTCAAGGCGTGCCGTATGACTACTTATGTCTGACAGGTAAGTAATGACAAGATCGCTATGTTTTACCATTTCACCTATATTCTTGTCCATGTTGGATAGGTATACAAGCTTCTCAATGATCTTATCTGTACTCAATTGTATTTGCTTAACTCCTTCGTTTATTGAGTATGTGTGAGAAGTCATAACAGCAAATGCACCATCCAGTTTATCTGCAGAGTCCTGCGACATGGAGGCAAAACCTTTCTTTGATGCTTCACGTTCATCGTCATCTTTGTTCCAGCCATACATTTCAGCCAACGCATCCCGTTTGGCTTTCATGTCATCGGAAATCTGCTGACCTTCAGCTTTTAAAGCATTATATTCTTCTTCGGTTACTCCATCATCCATAGCTTTGTAAAACTTCTCTCTCCAAGCTGTTAGTCGGCTCATATAGTCCTCTTTGAGCATTGAGTTTAGAATAGCATTTCTCATGTATTCTTCAAAGTTATCTGCGAAATCAGCACTATCGGCATCCATATCTGTAAGCAGATCCTGAAAGTCTGAACGAAGTCCGTCTATATCAATGAGAGTAGCATCGGTGATCTTCTGCTCGACAACCTCTGCAACCTGGGTAACACCATCCACTATCTGATCCGCGAATTTTTGAGTGTCAGAGTCAAGTTGTGACCAGAAGATCCCAGCATTTTCTTGAAGTTTTGCAAGTTGTTCATCTGTCAAATCAAACAGACCGGCCATGCGTCCGCCCATTTTGTCTTTAAATTCATCGACGCTCATACCTAGCGTATCTGCCGCTTGCTTCCACCCCTCCATGGACATATCTTCCACTTCAGTATATCCCTTTGAATGTGACTTGCCGGATGCACCAGAGTTCAAGTATTGTTTACCTAAAACACGTGCATTCTCATTCTGTAGCCTTATCATTTCAAGGGCCTTATCATAAGCAGCATTCGCATTATCTCCTGTAAGAGTTTCAGCCAATTCCAGTTGCTTTTCTATCACTCTATCAAGAATGTTGATATAAGATTCATAAGCTTCTTTGGCTTTCTCATACTTTTCTGTTGTGTCGTCTTTGCCGAACAGGTCGAAGATTTTCATTGCTATCTGCATAGCTGCACCGATGATGGCGAGAATGACAGATGCTTTTTCAACTGTACTAATAGCGTTCGCTGATGTATTTGCTGCTGATTCAACGCCAGACATAGCAGTCATTGTAAATGCTCCGATATTACCAATCAAAGAGATAATTTCTCCAGCAGGTCCACCAATCGTTTTTCCAAGTTCATCTATTGTGTCCGCTAGTTCTGATATCTGTGCTCTGACTTCTTTCTCTGCTTTTTTAACTTGGTTGTCTTTCTTGACAACCTTATCTTTTGCTGCGTTGTAGTTTTCAGTTTTCTTTTTAACTTGCTCCAAGGCCTGCGCTTCGGATAAATAGCCTTTAGTCGATTCTATTTTACCTGTTTCCGGATTGTATTTAGAGGATTTGATCCCATTCTCAAATTTAGCACCTCCTTTCACAGCCTCGGCTTTTATCCGAGCATTTTCTAACTCGATTTGCGCATTGGCTAGCTCTTCTTCAGCTTCCGCTAGTTCTTTCTTCTTATCAGATAATGACTGAAACGGATTACGGGAATCCAATTCGTCCATGATGGATTGAATTGTACTCGTATATTCGCGAAGTTGATCAGGAGATAGAACTTGTGCCGCTGTACTCTTTGCATTCTCTAATTGCGTTAAAAGGGAATTCAGAGTTTCGGAAGAAGTTTCTTTCAAGTTTTCGAAGGCGCGAACATATTCTGGGGATTCTTTCAACTTATCGTAGTCCAGTTTCATTAACTCCATTCCCTTATTTTTCGTTGCTTGAGCAATGGAACGGTCTATCTGTTCTACCTGATTTGTATCTCCATTCTTCGTAGCTTGTTTACGCTGTTCCTGTAAGGTTGCAATATCCTCATTAAATTTTCGTTCAATCGCAAGACGCTGGTCTGTATAATCCTGATACTGATTCAACAGGTCAGATAAATCATCTCCGCGATCAAACTTTGTATTGGTAGCGGTTGTAGCTTCTTTTGCTATATTATCGAATGAAGCAAACAGTTTTTTCGTAGATTCTGAATTGATGAAAACATCTGCATTAAAAACCTTCTTTTTATTTTGAGGATTGATTTCAAAAGCAGTTCGTGCATCTTCTATTACTTTCCGTTTCTTATCCTCGGTTTCGCGCTTAATAGCCTGTAATTCTAGCCGATGATTGAGTGCTCTTTGCCTTAGAACCTTTTCACTGCTTTCTTTAAGTTTATTGATTTCAATCTGCTCAAGTTCATTTGCTGAATCTTCTTTTATTCGTTCCTGTTCAAACTTTTGTTTCTCTAACAGGAGTTTATATTTTTCTTGTTCTTCACGTAATTTTTGTGCCTTATCATCCTGTTTGGAAAATGAATCATAAACTTTTAATTCTTTCTCTGCTTCTTTTAGTTTTTTGATATTTTCTTTGTAAGCAGTAACGACAGTAGCATCAATCCCTTTGAAATTTCCAGCATCCATCAATTTCTTTTGAGCCGAAGCTATTGAATCTAGTGCTTTCGTTGCATCATCTTTTTGCTTGGTCCAAAAGGCTTTATTTTGAGTAGCGGCTTCTTTTGGGGATTGTACATGAGCTTTAATAGATATAGAATGTACCTTTACTGCTCTGTCAACCTCACCTTGTAACAAATCCACTTCTTTAGCAACAGCTTCTCTATCTTCTTTTAATGCACCAGTATACCCATTTCTGTTATTTGTTAGGATGATTTGGTTGTCTATTTTTTGTAAGCGTTGTTTTGCCATAACTAAATTAGTCTTAGCTATAACAACATTTCTTCTTGCTTCTGCTTCTGCTATTTTATTGGTTAATTCTAAATCATCCATATCTTTCAACTTCTTCAAGTCCATATCTTTAAAAACGGACTTCATTAAACGTTGCAGTTGAAGCAGAGCCTTATATCTTTCTGTAGTGGCAGCCGCATCGCTTCGTGCTATAGATACAAGACCTTGAATCTTATTCTTATAATCTTCTGCTCTTTGTTGGCTTTCTTTTACTGTTTTATTGAATCGGTATTGTGCTTTCTCTGCAGCAGTTGCACGGGTAGCATACTTATAAATTGCATATCCGAGAGTTGCAGCAGCTGCAGCTGCTAAAATATAGGGATTTGCCAACATGGCTGCAGTATTCTTTAATAGGGAAGCCGTATGCATTTTAATTGTTGTAATCATTGCTTTCCTTGTAGCCATCTGTTTTACTTGGGCAGCAGTAAGGACATTTTCAGATACAGTTCCGGCTTCAACAGCTTTCTGGTACAATGTCATTTCATATTTTTCCATTTCAAGCAATGAAATATGTATTTTCTTAACAGCATTTATAGCTATAATAGAGCCTTTATAGCCAATAAAAGCACTAGTAAGTGTTACTATCAATGTTCCCAATATTCTTAATGATTCTTGTGCATCTCCATTTTCGAAGGCTTTGTTAAAAGAAGTAGCAATAGAAGATACTTCTTTTAAAATCTCTTTTCCAAGGGGACGAAGGGTAGCTGTTATATTATTGCCAAGTAGTTTCATTTGATTCTCGGCAGATGAAGCCATTTCTTTAAAGGCTGCTTCTGCTGCACCAGCAGAATTATTAACTTCGTCTAGATCGGAAGCTGCTTCCTTAGCCTTTTCACCAGTAAGCATTAAAGCAGCTTGGAGTGCTTCATCGGTACCCAACAATTCTTTCATTTTGGTTGATGAACCGCCTGCTTTGTCATAAATAAGTTGTAATGCTTCTTGGAAAGTACGTCCTTTGAATGCAGCGTCTCCCAACTGGTTGGCTGTACCTAAGATAGCAGCACGTATTTTCGTCATTGCTTCCGAAGTGGGAACACCTTGTTTGGTGATTGATGCTACTGCACCCAGGACTTCTTTTATATCAATGCCAAATGATGCAGCAATAGGTGCTGCTTGGGCTATACTTTTGCCTAGTTGACCGAAATCAGTCTTACCTAATCGAACGGTGGTAAATAACTGGTCCGAAACTTCCTGGGCTTTAGAAGCATCCAATTTATAAGCATTTAGAACTGTAGTAATAGCATCAGCTGCAGTAGCAGTATCGGTTACTCCACCAACAGCAGCTTTTGCGGATGCTTCCAACACTTTCATTCCGTTGACTCCGTCATGTCCGGCAGATACGATCTGATAGAGAGCTTTGGCTGCTTCGTTTGCTTCAACGGGAACAACTCGAGTTATCTCCATAACTTGATTCATGTAATCCGTTAAGCTGCCTTTAATTCCATTTGAAAGAGTAGCAACTTCTTTCATGCTTTGTTGAAACTGTTTCTCAAAGTCGTATGCACCTTTGGCAGCTCTGGCAAATGCGATACCTGCACTAATGCCGATCCCACCGAATACATCGAAAGCGGTAATTTCACTAGCCATTGCCTTAATGATTCCTATCGCTTCTCGGCGCCCGGAATATAACCCCGAGTTGTCTATTCCTGTCGCAAAATATAACGCTCCGTCTTTATTTTGAATACCCATAGCATTTATTCTTAAAATATAAAGAGAAGCTAAAATTTGGCTATTTCGAGAAGAATAAGCATCTTTGCAGTGTTCTAAGACCAAGGAACAATTTTTTGATTTACTCTAGGGGAGTTGACAAGCCTACTATATCACAATATAGGCTATCAATTCCCTTTGCTACATAATCCCTAGTGTAAATGAAAGATTATGTTCCTTGGTCGGAAAGAATAGGGAAAAGATAGCCTTTTCTTATAATATATAAACCAAACATTCATTAGCACCATGACCAAGGAAAATGAACGAAACAACGGAGTGAATAGCGTTCTCCGGAAGAAAGAACTACAGGAAGCTTTTCAAAGAGGCCTAAGCCTCGGACTCAAAAAAGGAAGAATTGAAGGGATGATCACTTACCAATCCCGTATTATCCAAAATTTGGAAAGGGATAATGTCGAAATAACAAAGATGATGGATAGCGTAGATGCTGAGATAAAAAGGGGATATTAAAAAATCCCCTGTATCTTCACAGACACAAGGGACTAAAAACAACTCTAAATCAATTTAATAAAAAAACAGTTAACCTAATATATAAACACAATGGCAAATTATTTTATCTTTTGACTTTCCCGTTAATATCATAATATCTTTTCATTCGGATCTTCTCGTTTGGATTATCAAAACTTGGTAGCTCTATCCATTCATAGTCTCGTCCTTCGACTTCTCCGTCCTCATCAGTCGTTTTATTTCGCTCCCTCATTACAAAGGAGTACTCCTGAAGCAATATCTCTATTAATCCATAGCTACTATCCAGCGTCTCATTAAAAGTCAATCCTAGAGCTTCTTTTACAATAACTAAGAATCTACTTTGGTTGTATCCTTCCAGCTTTGTAGATTTTTCCGAGCGGCTATTATCTCCGTCTCTCGCAATGGGCTCACGTTCCGAAGCATCGTGATAGAGGTACAAAAAGGGTGATATCCTATTCGATATATAATTGCATTGAATAATATGCGTATATCTTCCCATGTGGAATTGTCTGCAAGAGCTTGTTTAAACCATTTTGGCGGATCACTTGGCTTATTATGAATACCTAAGCATACGATATCAAGAAGTAGCTCTCCGTACTTATCCATAATTTTGGGAAAATCTTCAGGCAGCTCTCCTTTTTTTACAATCATCCTATTAATATCTTCTTTTTCAATTTCAAGAAGAAGCGGACGAATTCTAAACCATGTCCGAACGGTAATTGGTTTTATTACGATACAATCACCGGGATCTTTTTCTTTCGGAATAGAATCTCGGTTAGAGAAATCAAATGGGATTCTTACAGGTTGTTCTGTAACAGAATCAGATTCTTGTTGGAATAAGTTTTTTATACTCATAAATTTCATCAAGGAGCCTAGTCAGTTGTACTTCCTGACAATATATCCAGTTATTCGCGACTAACCTTTAATACTTTCGGCTCCATCCTTCAAATAGTTTGTTCCTGTGAGTGGATTCGAACCACCGGTCTCTACTAATGTAGTGCTTTAACCAACTAAGCTACACAGGAAACCATTTTTACTCTACTACGTCTTCGCCTTCGGGATTTGCTGGATTTTCCGGGGCTTCTCCGCCTTCAGACACGCTTATAACTTCACGCATAAAAGCAGCCTTTTTTTCTCCGGAAGCTGTAATGGCTGCCTGCATATATACACGTACAAGTAACAACTCCGCTTGCTCGGAACCGGGAGCTTGTGAGATCTTAGAAGTAATCTTACCATTAACTACGGTATAAACTACCTTTTTACCGTTTTTGGGTAATGTTTCACACTGGAATGTCTTTGAGATAGAAGGAACGTTGATTGGTTTCTTCCAGATGTTTCTTCCGTCAGCTGTATCAATCTCACCACCTGCTAACTCTTTAAGTACTTCGTTAGAAGGAGTAGGAATAGAGAGCTCGATGTAATCTGTTGTATCTTTTACAAATTCAACATACAAAGGTTCATCGCTTCCTTCCGTTTCGACTTTTACTTCTTTAGGATCCGCAAAGTTGAATACTACACTTCCTTTTGTCGGAAGAGGAAAATCTTTGAGGTCCGCTCCTGGAACACCGTCTCCGACTGTTCCAAATTTAATTTTACCTACGCCCATAGCGATAGGTCTTACTTCTCCTGTCATAATTATTGATCTATTAAAATTTCTAGTCTAATATTTGTACAAGCGAATTTCTCTTTCAAGTCCGGCATTGGAACACTCCAGAGAACTGTCACTTCTTTACATATACCGTCATTGCTATTAATGGAATCAAGCGATTTTCTTACTTTACGCTTAATTTCCTTCATGCGTTGACGTTGGGGCATACCATTTTCATTCAAAGGAACAAAGATGTTGACGTTGATAGGCACTTTATTAATGAAGTCGAGTTCATTCAGTTGCAGATGATTGATAACGATATGTTCATTGGTTAAGCCTGCTTCCGATTTGTCCTTGTAAATCATAACATCGGTGCCCGCAGCGACCACAGCATTATAGATTATATCAACAGCGTCGAATTCATCCATAATCAAATCTTGCTAAAAACTGATTTCAACGTATCCCTTAGATACTTCTCACATTGCGTATTAGCTCCTGAAACTACTTCATACCCTTTAGCTTCTACGGCTGCCGCGTATTCCATTCCTGCAACACCAACCAACACATAACCACCGGAATGAGACAGAGATACTTCTTCTGCAAGCCTACGCCCTTTATACTTACCGGTTGTCTTGTCAGTTCCTTTTTCACTTTCAGTAAAGTTCTCTGCAACCACTTCTCCGTTTTTCGCAATTATATATCCGATAGATGAACGAAGATTGCCAGTCTGGTCCTTATATGAGCCGTTCCGGCGAGCTATATCGATAAACTTTTCACCTCCTGCCTGCAGCAATACAAGTATCTTGTTTTCTGCTTTGCTTTGAAAGTGATCGAACCAACGTTCTAGTGAATGTTGGTCGAATAGGGGAGTCATGCCATTTTTCATACGTTGATAATTGAATGTGATTGATAAGATTCCCAACAAATAATTGGTACATCTACGCCTTTGGAATCAACTTTCAAACGCAAAAACTTACTGTCTGCCGGCGGTTGGATTTTGGTGTAAAAATAGCCATGTACTTGCGCTTCATCACCAGCAGAATTACGTTTATAGACAACAGTACCATCACTTACAGGATCATAACGTCCGGGAACGGATATTTCAATCGGTTTCCCCGGAACCCATTCACCGTTTACTGTCTTTCCGTTAACGTCGATAGTGACTATCGCTGTATGTGGATATCGTTTTACCATCTGTTACCAGCCTTTCCTTTGACAATTATTCGTTTCCCGAGTTTACCGGCTTTCTCCGGCTCCCCGTTTTCTATATACAGTTGTTTTGCAGTCTGGATATAGAAAGAACGGGGATGAGTGATAGAAAGCTTATTCTCACTGAAATCCTGTGAGTTTACTAACATGGCGTACGTATCAGCGACACAAAGACCAACTTGCTTCATGTTTTCAGTAGTACATTCCGCTTCGGGGTTGATGCCCCGCTTAACGAAGACTACCTTATCTAAGAAGCTTTCCATATCCTCAATAGAAGGATATTCCAGTATTGTTTCTCTGATTGTTGCCATATAGTTTACTCTTCATCTGTTTTTTCAGTATCTTCACTTTCTTCCCATGCTTGGCCATCAGTTTTCATGATGTACATTGCATCAGGATCATTAATTACAGGAATTGCGTTGGCTTCCGCTTTAGTCCACTCCTTGAACGGTTCCAGTTCAGACCACTTGCTGATGAAAACAAAGTCTTTTTTCAGCGTTGTAGCTTTCTTCTTGTATTCAACAGAATGTTCCGCTGCGATAGGACCATGCTGAATGTCGCCACACTGTAAATCTTCCAGGAAACAAATATTAGCGGATTCCCATGGATTTACAGTAGTACGTTGATGAGCAGCATTCTCAATACGAACAGACGGACTTACAAGAACAATCTGGACACCTTCCGTATTCTCTTGGGCAGCAAGGTATTCATTGATAACCTTTTTGGAGATAGTCAGTTTTTCTTTCTGATTGATCCAGCCTTTTACCTTTTCAATAACAGCCTTTTGCTTCTTCAATAGAGCAAATCTGTCTTTGCGCATTACTACGTATTTGATAGTAACACCTTCGGCAGAAGCGGCAACCACAGTGTCCTCAATATCCTGTAAGCCGTCGGCCGTTGTAGACTTAGACCAATCCACAGCAGCAACTTTCTTGTTTTCATTAGGCATACCACAGCCTACAAATTCTTCGGTAACAATGCCATTGTTATTGCTTGAATTGAGAATGAAGCCACCTTTAGACATCAATTGCATACACCACCATTCGAAACGGCCACGAACAGCGTTATATACGAAGTCTTGATCTTTAAAAGCAAGGTCTAGAATTGATTTCAAGTCTGCATCACCTTCACAATCCCGGCTAAGTTGCTGGTATTCGTTCCAGTCGCTTTCGTTCATACCGCGTTTTACGGCAGTCTTAGGGATATCACCTGACATCTTGCCGATAACTTCACGTTTCTTTTGCGGTGCGGAAGAATCGAATGAAATAACATCAGCGATAACCGGTGCACCTTTTTCGCCAGTAAGAGTTTCCCATTTCAGAGAGTTCTTCTGCTTTACACCAAAGAAATTAGGGAAGAATACCGGCTTAACTTTACGCGAGTTAAGACGGGCACCCATATTCTTACGGTTCACTTGTTTAATTAAACTTCTTTCCATACATAATTATGAATTAATGGATTACACAAAACGGATAAAATGAAGCAATGCCTTCATTGCTTCGTCAATAGGGTAGGGCATTACTGCCTCATTTACAGTACCACGTACCAGAAGTCCTGATTGCTGGTTAGCAACCGTTACATCAACCTTGTTCATTGTAATAACTTCTGGTACATATTTGAACTTGGCGGCTTTGGCATCAGCTTTGGCAGTAACAAGAACTAATACATTACCTATCTCTGCAGCTCCAATTGGTCCAGCAAGGGTTATCGTATCGTAGCCTGGGTTGGTCTTGTCGATTGCAGAGATTACATCAGCAGCTCCAGTTAAGGCACCACCAACAGTAACAGCCTCTCCAACTTTGAACACATGATTCTTTGCTATCTGAATAGTTACTGCATCAGCATCCGCAACAGCCGTAATTCTTCCGGTCTTAACTGTATGATAAAGACCGTTAGCATCCTTACCTACCATAACAAGCGGAGGAAGTTCATCAATGATTCCCTTCAGTTCCGCACGGGCAATAGTACCACCGCCCTGAATGTCCTCAATAATCTTTTCGATTCCGGGAGCATACTGAAATTCTTTTTGTTTTTTTCTGAACATAGCTTTTAATTATTAGATATTATTCATCGAGGCCAAGACTGGCAGTTCCATTATTTGAGTTTTCTTCGTCTTCCATAAGTTCTAGCCATTCTTTTTCAGAACGTTCTTTGGGCTTGTAGGAATTAGGCTTGTAACCGCCACCGGCGACCTCATCATCTATTACCGACTGTCTGATTTCAGCGTATTCTTCTTGCAACTCTTTAATCTGATCTTCAACAGAAGTTTCAGAATTGACATCAATACGGTTAAACCACTTTTCAGGGAGTTTTGCATCTGCAAATAGTGTTCTGGCTGATGCCTGTTTCGTGGAAGTTGTGACTGTTGATACGACAGAAGATACCGATGCGGTCAACTCGGAGATTTGCTTCTGTTGGGCTTTCAATAGCCTAACTACAGATGCGGGCAAATCTTCGAAGTCTTCATCATCGTCTTCTTCATCATCGTCTTCGGATTTTACTGTTTTCTTAGTCTTTTTAGCCGATTTGATAGGTTTACCATCCTTTAAACCATTGTTCTTTTCATACTCGGCAATAGCATCCTTTTTCGCTTTTTCTATTGCGGATGTGTTTTCAAGATCAGGAAGAATATTGTCTTTGAACAAGGCAATATAAGTATCAATATCATCCTCCTTTTCGATTTTGAAGAGTTTCTGAACCTTTACAGCGTACTTTTCATTTACACCTGCGGCTTTCAAGCCCTTTTTAATTGCATCAATGATTGTCATAACGATTTTCTATTAAAATATAAGGGGAGTAAATTTTTCCTGCTTATATATTTTATTCCGGAATCAATGACTATATTTGCAACATGGATAATAAGAAGAAAGAATATAGAAAGAAAGCTAAAGAACTCGCTCTTCAAAATGGATTTGATCAAGTTTCCTATTATGGAGAATGGAACGGCTATTTAGCATATACAGTATCCCGGAAAGAAGATGCAGGATGTTGTATTGGTTATCCTCGCTTTATCCTTGTTAAAGATAGTGTTGCTACGTTAGCACCATATACTCAATCAGAAGATATAATGGGAATGACTTCCATGCCTAAAGACCATGTAGATACATTACTATAATTTTTTCACTATTCCGTCAATAATATCAGTATTTACCAACAATTTGTCTACACGTAATACACTAACTCCATATCTCAAACTTATTTCCTTTGATAGTTCTTTCCAATTTTTCATCTTTCCAGTTTGTGGGTCATATATTATTATTTTTCCATTATGTAATTTTTCCAGAGTAATAATATGCCCAGAATTCTTGCCTTTCCAAGCAAAATCAATATGATATCTTCCCGGTTCTTTTACTAGTTCAACTAATTCTTTGGTTAACTCTTTTATACTTTTGCTTTTTAAAGCTCCCGATCTTGTTATATCATATATGCCTCCTGCAGTCTGTTTTTTAGGCATAACCATAGTCTTGGGGTCGATCCATGCCCAATTGGTCCGCATTGATAACTCATATGGAATGTTCCCTGTCTTTTGAAGATTTGGTAGAGCTGTAACATTATATCCACGTCTCCTCAATTCATTAGCAACTACGCAAGACTGGCAATTTACACTATATTCGCTTGCTTTTCCATAATTAATGTTTCCCCGTAACTCATTAGCTTCTTCGAAGGTCATTTCTTTGCCTTTTTTTACACCAATCTTCTGTTCTATTTTGGCTTGGTTGAAGTTTCTTACAAATCGGTCGTCCCATCTTTTTTGAATATCATTTTTCTCTGCATCAGTTTTGATTCGTTTAGATCTAGAAATTTTTATAACTTCATTCGTAATAGGCTGGGAAACTATTTTTCTTTGTAGTCTTCCATCATTGGTAAAGTTATCCTTGTACCAGAAAGCAGATTGTAATCCATCTTTATTTTCGCTGACGAAATCCTTTGCCGCCTGGGGAATATCCGTAATAGTTTGGCCTTGCGGAACTGTCTCATTCAGCAAGAAATCAGCAAAGTCTTCCGGTTCCATGGTGATAGGAGTAGCAAAGCAGATACAAAAAGGATGAAAGCCTGTAAACTTGAACGTTTTCGGATATTTACCTACCATCGCATCACAGATCTTGCACGGTCCTCGATTATTGGCCGAGCGATGTATCTCAATACCTAATATGAAGTCCTGTTTGCTCCAACGTTCATAGTCCGCACTACGATAAGCAATGTTCGTAGTTGTAGCAGATGTCCGGAGAGCATTCTTATATGCTGAACGATAAACACCTTGTCCTGGATGATAATTCTTCATTGGTTGTGATAATACCAATTCACCTTTCTCATTCCGGATCCTGCGAAAGCGTTTTTGGGGATTTTGCAAAATTTGCCGTATATCGCTACTGATTCCGTTTGCATTACGTCCGGCAACTACGCCACTATCAAGATAGAATTCGAGTTGCGATTTCGTTTGTTGCGTAATGTTCCAAACTCTATCAGATAACTTGAATCCGTTAGCATTTATATCGTTCTTTAGCGCTTCAAATGCAGATAAGCTATGAGCGAACATACCATCTTTCGTTGCACTGGAAATAGACATTCCCTTGATGAACTGGGAAATAAAATCATCATTCTTTCTTTCTGCTCGTTCCCAACCGTCCTTTTGAAATGCAGAGATATTAGCATATAGCATTGATTCAAGATTCAGCAGTTCCCGGTCAACTGCACTCTCTATTCTCTGATTACGTATCCATACGTTATTTTTCCCCGCATCAGACCATTTATGGAGATACGGGGAAACAGAAAGAATAAATTGATTAAAGATATTAGCTATTACGGCCTGCTGTGCAGCAATTTTCTGTATATGTTGTTTATCGTAGAAAGAAAGTCCGGGCATAGATTATAAAGTTGCTCCAATAAATGAATTATTCTGTGCAGTCTCTTTTTCGTCTTGCTTCTTACGATTCAATTCTGTTTCCACATCGTCAGTGTATGGTGAATTCTTTATAATCGTTTCCTTGCTATTGAATTGAGAAGCAGTTTCAAGGTTCTTGAGTTCTTCAGCTAGATCTTGTGGGAGAATGCTACCAAACTCAACCTCAATGTAGTTATCATTTAATTGCGATGCATATTTAGTGTGCGTAATATTAGCCATTCCAGCCTGAACTATTGCCACTGTACGTTGAACTGCCGGGCCGAATATCTCCATTTGTTCAGATGCCTTAATCTCTGCATCAATCAACATAAAACGACGTGAGGTACCACTAAGGTTGCCAAGTCCCATTAGTTTACTCATAGATAAATCAGGACTTGAAGATCCGGAATGTATTGCATCATCTAACTGGTTAAGTTCAAGTGTTACGGATTCACAGGACTGTTGCCATGCTAAGTAATCTGCATCACCGTGATATGTATTACCGGTATCCGCATCTACTTCCATAGTAAAGTTTAACTCTTTGCCTACAGTTTCTTTGCTCGGAAGATTAGCCAAACCATAAGTTTTCAGTATCGGTTCGGAAAAGTAGTCATTAGTATCTGATAGGCGGGAAAGTCTCATTTCTTTCTTGTCTATCAAATTAGCGACATCTTCCCAATCCGGACAATCGACTTCGGCATATACTACCGGAATCTTGCCAAAACGATTCTTTATCTTTTTCACTTGCCAAACACCGTTCATAATACCGGAGTAGATAACATCTTTCGTATAGACTTTTACGCATTCGCAAGTACGGCCATTGACTTCTGCATTGTACTTATAGATAAAGCCGTCCATATCATCGTCTTCATCAAAGTGTGGATAAAATTCACATTCGACATTACTATCCTTGGGAGTAGATAGAATCTTAACCTTCAACTGACTTTTTCCATCATCTTTAGTGACCGGATAGAATATAATAGCTGCTTTGGTTTCAGACAACACCTTGCGAGCAAACTCTTTCAATACCGATTGCATCTTGAGCTTTCGCTTATAGACCTTCTTAAACTCATCAAATCCGTCATTCGAATTTTCTGCTGTGATAGTCATTTCACCGCCAAACAGAAAAGCAACAGATGTGCGGACGATCTTTTTAGGTAGGTTGGTTACGACCTTAGCTACATCGACAGTCTTGTCTTCTAGTCTCTTTGGCTTTTCCTCTCCTGTTTCAGAGTCAACTTCAACCTCTGTATCCGAATATACAGCAATTTTCTTAGACTCCCGATATCCGACAGACTCTTGGCGTCGTGTTCTATCACCGTTGTATTCCTCCATATACTCACGAGGATTACGATTTTCACGGGTATCAACGCATAAATTACCTACTATGCTACCGAAATCTTCATTTTTCAGAATGTCCTTAATGTCTGGCATATACTTTTCTCTTAAAATATATGCTATCTAACATTTTGAGACAATAAATTACATATCAATATAATATGTAGATTTGCAGAAAAATAAAATTTATATGGAATTACGTTGTTATAATTGTGGATGCTTATTATCCAAGAATACTAAAACTGATGAACATATACCAATGCAGGCATTATACTGTGGATATCCGAAACAAGAACTATTAACCCCTATAGAAAAAGTTCCTGCATGTAGTTCGTGTAATAATCAATATTCTAAAATAGAAGAAGATTTTAAAAATATTATTGCATTATGGGCTATTAATGAAAAAATCAACATTTCTGATGAGTTCATTCAAAGTTGTAGCAGAAGCCCCAAATTACGTTCTAAAATTCAATTACTACACGGTGAATTTATAGCAATATTCAGTAGTAAAAACTATAATGATGTACATATCAAAAATTTCAAAGGTTTATACTATAAGCAATATGGAGAGCCACTACCCCTTACTTATCAAATCGGTATTCTTGCAGATTTATCTGATAAAATCGACTATCCTAATCTTCATCCTATCTTTAGTAGGTTAATGAAAGAAAGTTTCGATTTTGAGAACTCGCCTTTCTCTGGTAATAAAGATGTATTTCAATACAAAATAAAAGATGTCGGAATTGGGTATATATGCACAATGGTTTACTTCAAAAAACTGTTTGCACGGGTCTATGCAATAAGAAAATAATATATCCTACACTGTTACCCACGCCCCACTTTACGAGTTGATGATTTGAGTTTCAATCCAAGTGATTCGGCGAACTCTGCAAGTATTGTCATTCCGTCCGGTGCGTCGTCATGAGCGTTATCACCTTCACGCTTGTAACTGGTAAGCGCTTTCATGAAACGGTCGTAGTCTGATCCTTTAGTGTATTCTGATTCGTCTAAGAATACACAATGCTTCTTTATCCAGCCAGCCTTCATGATAATACGTGTTTCCTTGTGCTGGGTTGTTGGCCGGGCTTGTATAACACACGATTTCTTTTTAGCTGTAACAAGTTTGCGTACATTGATAGCAAATATACGCCCGCCATTGTTTGATTCAATGCGTAGCTGATCGCACTCTGTATCAATAACCATCTGTGCCAGGCGCGGTTCTGTAACTTCAACAGGATCCTTTGTGAAAAGAACATCCGTGATGAAGTATTTCGGTCCGAATACCTTTGCAAATGGTGCACAGAAATCATCATCGCCCTTATCAGCTGTATCACAAGCACCAAGTACACCATCAGGTTTCTTTCCTACAATATCAGCACTCTTGAAGCGCATGAGAGAGGATTTAGGGAATAGCAAACCTTTGGCTTCGAACGGCTCCTGCATATACTCGGCCATCCAGATACTTTCATCCGTTTCAGAACGTAGTTCCCGATAATACTCTGTTGTATGTACGTCAGCGCAGAACGTTTCATCGTTTTCATCTAGTGCAGCGATACGGATGATTTCATTATACTTGCCGGCTTCTTCTAAACGTCCAAGGACATCGCTAGAGGACCAGCGAGTACCAATATCAATCATGCAGCAGCTTCCTTCAATACGGGAGTCGTGTGTACCTTGCTTCCAAGACCAAACCTTTTCATTGTTATTATCAGATAGAGCATCTTCCAAGCTCTTGTATAAGTCGTCCGTCATGGCGAGCATAGATGCACCGAAACCAATGACAGTACCACCAACACCACCACCGAAGTAGGATACTTGTCGTGCGCCTTCCACACTCCAGCTCTTGACATTCTGCTTATCACCCTTTAAATGGATATCGGGAAATATTTCTTTAAAACGCCTAGATTTCACAACATCTCGAGTATCGTATGATAGTTTATTATAGAGAGTATCTGAACAACAGTTACGCATAACTGACTCTTCCGGAAAGTGTCCGTACATCCAGGCAATGAATAGAGAAGATATATAAGACTTTCCGGCACGTGGCGGCATACTGACGGCAAGACGGTAGATTATGCCGGCAGAATATGATTCATACACACGCATGAACGCTTCTGCGACCTTTTTTAGGAACAGACGTTTAGAGAAAAACTTCGGATCATAGTACAAACAGAATGCCCAAAAGTCTTTCTTTGCTATTCGTTTGCGGAGTATGGTAGCAGCTTTCGCCTTACGAATCAATATTTCTCTTTTACTTTTCTTCTTTACCATCAATAATAGCCTGTAACTGTTCGTCACTCAATCCTTCCAGTTCATCACCAAGATTCACATTTGCATCAACTTCTTTCTTGTCACGCCATTTCTCCGGCTGCCGGTTCTTCAACCAAAAGATTGCCGCTGTTGTATCAGGAGGATAATGTTCTATGTATTCTTTCGAATCGGTAATCTTTCCCTCTGATGTTGCGAATTTGGTGGCTTTGCAGTCATAGCCAATCGCACGGTTATAAAGACGGGATGCCACATTGGCATCCGCAATATTCTTTCCTTTTTTTAGGGACTGAAGAAATTCCGGATAATCTTTCTTCCATTGATTAAGTGTGCGCTCGGTAACACTAAATAAATCAGCCATTTCCTTGTCTGTTGCCCCTAATAAGGCATAATTCTCGGCTAACTGATTATATTCTTCTTTATATGCGCTTTTGCGTCCCATATGATACTTTTTGCTTAAAATATAATGCCGAATACTCATTTCTATGAAAAAAAGAAAGGTGAGACTATGATTTAGTCCCACCTCGCTCTATAATATTATCACAATAATCTAACGTCTTTTGGCGTTATACAGATTACTTCTGAGTTTGCAAGTGAAAGTAATAAGAAACTACCCCTTACCGTTATATAATAGCATTTTTTAATAGATAATTTGTGACGGAGCCTATTGTGTCATATACTTTTATACCTATTTGATGATAATCATTGAAACGTATTTGTATATCTTTAATAATTTTATTTTCTAACGTATATTCGAAAGCCGTACTTACATCTTCACTATGATAACCATTTCTAAAAGTATGAACACAAATGATATTATCTTTACTCAAATTGAAAGACAAATTTTTATTTGTTTCTTCAGCCAAAGCCCAAAATGGTCCAACAAGACATGCCATACACTCTCTAAACTCTTCATCATTAGTCACAATGAACTTTGAAAAATCAATTTTGAAAGCTTTAAGTAAAGCTAAAAAATAAGTATAATCTGATTTTGAGTATAAACTTAATCCATTTAAGCCTTTTGTTAATGGAATTTTGTAATTCCTGATCTGAGATTCTGCTCTTTTTATACGTTCTTTTATCAATCGTAAGTTGTATTTTGGTTTGGATAGGTCGTCTGCATGCATAATAATTAGAGCGGCTAATCTATCACATAATACTGAATGTTTTTGTATTCTTTTATCAAATAAATTATTAATGATATAATCTTTTATATTTTCTCGCAAAGAATAGTCGAAGTGTTGGTTATTTGAGAATTTACTTATGTATCCAATGAAATCAGTCTTATCTCCATAAACATGCGAATATATATTTCTAATATTATCAATATCACAAACGGTGATTATTTTGTCTAAGCAAAACTTGTTATCTCCACATGTTTTTTCAAATTCCATTAATCCAGTAGTATATCTGTCAAAATGAGCAGAGAAGATATTTAAGATTCTAAAAGTATGTCCTGGGTCTATTCTATCAAGATCTTCTATGATTAATACAACTTGCTTACTTGGGTACTGCTCTTTATATTCACGGATTATATCACAAATCAATTGCGAAATAGTATCAAATTCATATATTGAGCCTTTTAATGAATCAAATTTAGTGATATATTCCTCGGATGTTTTATCAACTGAAGCGAATTCTTGTTTATATTTATCAAACTTGTCTTTTATGTTTTTTATTTTTTTGATAACACTACTTATACTTATATCCACTCCGTAAACGTTGATTTTGGGTATCAAGTCTATAACATCTAAAATTGCGTCTTCTGATTTATTCATAAAATAAGAATAAATTAACGATGCATTACTTAACTCTATTTCATTAATGTTGATATCTTTATTCGATAGTAGCCTAATCAATATATCTCTTTTTATTAGTTCAAAGATATCTTTATTGTCCATTACCTGATAATTTACAGGATATATTGGAATGAACAGATATTCATCTGAATATTCTTTTATAAAGCTACTAATGAAGTAGCTTTTCCCATCGCCGAATTTTGCTGATAATATACATCTTGAATTAGCATCAAGATATTGTTTAAAGTCCTTAAGATAAGGTTCTATTGGAATCATATTTTCTTCTGTAGCCATGTCTTTGTTATTTTTTTACCAAAAGTAATAATATTGCAAATTAGAACAATGAACTTCCATTAATTTTCTTTCTAATAAGTTCCTGCACTCCGTTATAAATTTCATATAGTTGTTTCAATGTCTCCGGACCTTCCCAGTCGGAAAAATTACCGTCTTGGAAGAAATGAAACTCAAAAACACGAGCTGCTACTGGACCTAAATCAAGGCTTTCAAATGTATCTCTTACTAAATGCAGTTTATTTAGTATTTCAGTATTTCTATCTTCTGATTCATCCGGGATATCTTCAATATCCAGTCTCGTGTAATCTACGTTATCATCCGCAGGCAGGGGCTTGTATCTACTCCTATACTGTGAAGTAGGAGAGGATGCATTCAGCTTTATCATCTTCAAAACAAAGAAATCAAGCTCTGTATAGCCATTTTTTCTTGTTTCAAGTAGTTTGTCCAGTAACCTGTTTTTCTTTTGAAGGAGCGAACAAATGACCTCATTCAAGACATCTGTTGCTTCATCAGGAATACCGGCAAGCCCACAATGATACAAGGAGTAATCAAGCCAGCGCTCGTAGCGCTTAGTTATGTAATTATTTACTGCTTCACTTGCCATAAATTTAATTTTTAAAATTAAGTATGACATAGCAAAGAGAATTCTTTAGTGTTTCAGTAACTTACAAATAACAAATGCCGGATTTTTCTTCAAAATCCGGCTCAACACCATTCTATTGCAAAGATAGAAAAAATCTTGAAAAGAAAATTAATTCAGCGATTATTTTAAAAAGGCAATGGACCTTCATCTTTAATTTGATTTTCTTTAGAGGATGGCGCTTTGGTTTTAGAAATTGAAGAAGAACCAAACATCGTGCCGATTGGTTCACCAGGCATGGGAATGCACATGTCTTCCTCTAGATTTGAAAAGCGGCAGAATTCGCCTTTGAATCGCAATAATATTTCACCTACTGCACCGTTACGATGCTTAGCAATGATTATTTCTGCCATACCTCGCATATCGTTTCCTCGATCATCTTGAAAATTTTTATAATATTCTGGTCGATGTAGAAAAAGAATCAAGTCAGAATCATCGCATAATGTACCACTATCACGTAAATCTATTAACTGTGGACGTTTAGCATCAATTCCCTCACGAGATTCAATTGCCCGATTTAATTGCGATGTAATAATAATAGGAATATTCAACTCTTTTGCTAAAGATTTTAATCTTCTTGTGAAGTAATTAATTTCCGAATATCTATTTTCAGTATATTTGACATCATTATATAACAATTGAACATAGTCAATAGCAATCAACTTAACACCCTTTTCTTCTACTAAATAATGTGCCTTATTGCACAAAACATCCATTTTCATAAGTGGTGAGTCATCCACATAAAGAGGAGCGTCCTGCAAATCTTTCAGTTTATAATCCAATTGTTGCCACTCATAACAGGCAAGCTGTCCGCTCTTGATTTTTTCACTCGGAATTTCGCAGACATTGGTGATAAGACGATTGACTAACTGCACATTATTCATTTCAAGAGAAAACAAAGCGACTGGAATCCTGAAGTTAACCGCCATATTTCTTAGCATAGATATAATAAATGCTGTTTTTCCCATTGCAGGACGTGCTCCTATAGTAATCAAATCACCATTCTGCCAGCCAGATGTCATTTTATCCAATCTAGTGAATCCACTTTCCAAACCGCTCAAACCATCAGTTCGTGTAGCTGCCTTCTGAATTAGTTTATAGGCTTCATCAATCACGGGGTTAATCTGAATACAATCATGTTCCGTATTTAATGAGGATATATCAGTTAGCTTTCCTCTGATTTCCGAGATTAAATCTTCTACATCTTGGGTTTCATCGAATACTTTTAAGCGAATATCTGTTGCAAGTGCAAGTAATTGGCGGGATATATACTTTTGTGCAATGATTCGGGCATGATACTGCGTTTGAGACGATGATGCTACTTTGCTGCTCAAGTGAATTATATAAGATGTTCCTCCAATTTTATCTAATTCACCTTGTTTGCTAAGTTGCTCCTTTACAGTTAGAATATCTATCGGCATTTGATTAACCGCAAGGACAATAATTGCAGCATATATCAGTTGATGTCGATGTTCATAAAAAGATTCTGGACAAAGAATATCACTTATTAACGCATAAGCCTTTTTGTCAGTCATTAATGTACCCAATACTGCTTTTTCTAATTCAGATGCGTAAAGAAGGTTCATATTAAATTGATTATCATCTTCTTGTTGCTTTTTTTTTTCTTTCATGTTTTTTGTTTTTTTATAATAATTCTCAAAGATACAATTATCTCCGACTTTTACCTCCGATTTCCACAACATTAAACATTTCGTTAACTCGATCGGCAATATATTCTCCATATTTTAAATGGATCTCTTCCGGGAGTAAATTGGTCGTTACGAATGTTATACAACCTCTTCTGTTGTCGTATCTCATTTGAAGTATGTACTGTATCACATCCATTTCTGTCCCATAGTACTTAACTTTTGGTTCTCTACCAACTTCATCAAGGCCGATAGCCATGCCATTGGAACCATCATATTTCAAAATTCCATCAATTCCTTTTTGACAATATTGGTTTGTCACAAATGATGCCGATTCTATAGGAAAGCCTCCTGATGGATAATATCCATTTGGGGCTAGCCCATTACTGCGTCTATCATACGTTTGTATAATTTTTAATATTGTAGATTTGCCAGTACCTACCGGACCATATAGCCATAATCCCTTATCGCGATCTAATTTTTTAGACCCTCTGATAAGATACAAAAACAACTCGTTCATCAGTTCACGATTGCTTTCGTTAACACTGAATTTTGAACATGCTGATAGACAACACTCACGGAATAAGGCTGCGGAATTCTTCAATGTAATGGGGTCATAGCTTGATTGTCCGCACTTCAACATCTGTTTCTGGATTTGTATTTGTTCTCTTACTTTTTCCATCTTTTTTGTTGTTAAGTTCAAATTTCAACCATCGGGCAAAGTGCGACATCGCATCTTTTGGCGATTTTGTCGTTTCACCCTCATTTTGCAGTTTCATAAAGAACAGCTTCAAACACTCGTAAAAGGCTTCTAGCGTGAAATCAGGATTTCCAGAAGAACGAGTGTTCATTGTTACTGTTTCCGCCCATGATCGGTTCGATTTAAGTTCGGTATAACAATCGTCCAAAGACTTGTCGAAAAAACTATCAGCCGGAAACAGTTCTCCCACGCGTAAGGGAGATATTGTCTTATTGTCTTTAGTCTTATCTTTAATGTTAACCGTTTTACTTACCCTTTTGCTTACCTCTTTACTTACCTTTTTACTTACCGTTTTACTTACGTCAAGTAAGTAATAAACTGGCGATTTTGCATTCTTTTTACCCGATTCGAAAGTTATTAAACCTTTTTGCTGCAATCTGTTCCTAACTTCAATGACGGTCTTTTCTGATATACCGGTTGCGAGGACGATAGTCTTGTTGGGATGTTCAAACGGATTCTGCCAACCCCGAATATTGCACTCATTCAATAAGTAAAAGTACAAAAACACTTCGTTCGAGCTAAATTCTACACTTCGATTCATCTTCCAAAATTGGTTTATATATTCTATATAGGTCATTGTATGCTATGCCGTCAGTTTCTGACGTATTAAGTTCATATTCTTTTTCACGAGACCAATAATGCGTTCATGATACTCGGTATCTTGGTTGCAAGCTCCACGAGATTGGACAATACTGAATGTCTTCAAATTGACCTCTATAGTCTCAATATGCTTCTTTCCAATTCGAGCAGAAAGAATGAGTGAGTCTTTTTTCTTATAATATTCATTCGAAAAAACGCAATGGTGCATAATTTCACCCTCCTGTTGAAACTCTTCAAGGTTTTTTAGTGGTATCACAACTATTTTACCGTCCGATAGCTTCAAATCGAAGAATTTCGATTTTTCTTTTATATAGTTTTCAGCAGCCTTTTTAAGTTTAAGTAGGCGTTGCATATCCTTTGCCTTGCGTTCTTTTTCATCATCACGTTTCTTTCTCGCCACATACAAATCATGGGCTTTTTTTAGATTCTTAGGACAAACGTAATGAGCGTTATGCAGATCTTTATGATAATGATCTAGTAGTTCCAGATAATCAAACCACATCGAAACATCTTTTATCCGATATTTATTACGAAGACAAATTTTTATAGACGGCCAATACATATCAATCTTGTAACGGTGGCCCTCGAAATAATCTATTAATTCATAACGTCTTGCCTTTAGAAGTGTTTCAGCCTTGGGAGAATGGGGAATTGTATTGACGGCAGTAAGAAATGACATACCGCGTAATTTACAATCTATACCCATTCGAATATATTTAGGTCTAAAGATGGAGGCCGGATGATAGCGTTCGCAATAAATATCATTGTTATGATTGTAATAATACGATCCAACAACTTTATTCCGTATCTCCAGTTCTCCGCACCAGCCATTGAATCCCGTATTATTGGCACGAGCTACTACTTCCCGGTTACCGTCGTCTTTTATCCAATGTTGTAGTATCTCACGAATATAATAACGAGGCTTTGTTTCTGCTCGGTAATAAGCAATCAATTCAAAACTTCGGATAACTTGGAATTCCTCACAAATTTCTGCCTTGCCAATAAACATTGTCTGTTTATTGATACGCTTCCTCGACTGTTCTATTTTCAAAGACGTATCACAATGAGGACAAACAGCACGTTTACGTTTTACAAGTTCCGGAGCGAAGCGTTGGCCGCATTCCATACAGATAATACGTGACTTGGTTGCATATCCTATATGTTTCAAACACTCATTCTTAGCCCAGTCAATCATCAAACTCTCAATATTAGGCAGCTGGCTACTCAAATTAGCAACTCTAAGCTGTAACTTTGTTCTTGGTCTCATAAGTCTTCAAATAATAAAAATTGTCCGGAAGGTATTTCCTTTTTCTTTCCTTTACGTTTATTATTAGCAATCTGCTCCGGTTTGGGCTTCTCAATGGATGCTATAAGTTCCTTTTTCTTTTCAGGTCGATTAGAAACAACTGCTTTTGTTGCAGGCTGCTTACTAACTTTGATATCATCTTCATCATAGTAATGAACTGCCAATCCGAATACTTCATCGTCAGACATACATACAACACTACCACCGCGTTTTTTTGCTTCTCCTATGATATAGTCGTAACATTCATCAATATTCTTGTTTGGCTTTGTGTAGGAAGTGACAAAGAGGGGATCACTCTTTGCTCTCTCTTCCAAATACGATTGAATAACCTGTTTAGGTGATTGGTATTCTTTTCCCATAGTATCAATAGTTAATAGATAAAGGCATTAATAAATAAGTCAAGCTACGAACTTCTTCATCGCAGCGAGTAAGAATTGAGGCTTTCGACGGGTCACTCATAGTAATAGCAATATCCTCGGAGGGAATATTGTTTATCATTTCGATTAAAAAGCTGCTCTTAAAGCCAATTTCAATATCACAACCCGTTCGTAGAGCAACAGTTTCTTCAGCTGATTTACAGAAGTTTAAATTATGGGCTGTAATTTTAAGGGAATTAGGACAAAACTTGAGTATCACCAGAGAAGAGTTTTCATCACAGAAAACAGATACGCGTTTTAAGGCTGATACAATATCGGTTCTTTTCAATACTGCACGGTTGGGTTGCTTTTGAGGGATAACAGCACGATAATTAGGGAACCGGCCTTCAATCATGCGGCAGATTAAACGGTATGAATCAAACTCAAATAAAATATTAGTCTGATTTACTGATATTTCTACTTCCATGCAATCTTCTGGAACAATATTAGAAAGGACTTTGGCAAATTTACTTGGCAGAATGAAGGCTGCCCGTTCCTTGCGCGTATAAGCGGAAGGATTCTCAATCATCGCAAGTCGGGTACCGTCTGTTGCAACAAATGAGATAGTATCTAAATCTATATCAAAATAGACTCCATTCAGTACTGGACGTAATTCGTCATTGGCACTGCAAAACAATACTTGCCTTATTCCATATAGCAAGTCATTTCCTGATACAAGTAATGGAGTAGCAGTATTATCTGTACTCATTGTCGGGTATTGATCTCCTTTTTCAACAGGTATAGAGAACTTTCCATTAGCATATTTGACTACCAATTCTTTTTCGTAGAGATGAATAGTTAATGGTTGCTCCGGGATTTCTTTTAATCCATCAAGTAATGTTTTGGCATTAGCCATAAAAGAACGATCAGTAAAGTCTGTTTTACCGTCAATATTGGTAGAGATACGCCCGCCTTCTTCTCCTGCTGTAACTAGGATGATACCAAATTCATCGACGACAAACAAAAAGTTGTCATAGGCCGGTATTGAATTTTTGGGCTGTATGATTCGCCCGATTGATTTAAGCTTATCTAATAAAGCTGTTTTTGAAACTGTAATTTCCATGCGTCATTGTTTTGTGGCGCATAGCGTAAAAATGAGATGAGTTTCAGTAATATGAACTATTGAAGCATATATATGCAATAAAAGCCGGATAAAATCATTGTTTTATCCAGCTCAACACCATTTCGGTTGCAAATATATAGAGAGTTTTTGTTTTTGCAAACGTTTCAGGTCTTTTTTTCTTCTTTTTTTTGCAATAAGTCCAAAACAGCACGATTTGCTTTATCACAAATACTATAATCTATATCAATGTAGATATCGGCCATTTTATAATCGTTATTCACATGACCAAGGCAGAAATCAATATCAGCTTTAGGAACTCCAGCCTTGTTGCGCGCCAAACTGGCCCAGCTGTGGCGCGCCCAGTTCGTGGTGATCTTGAAATCGAGTTCTAAGTTCATGCAAATGTCTTTCAGCCCATTATTGACTGCCCGCATAAAATTATTCAAGTTACAATAGTTGGTATGAAAGTAGGAGAGGAAATAACCCTCTGTGTATTTATCAAGGAGGATGCGGAGTTCCGGTTCTATTTTTATCGAAAGCGGTATTTGCTCATGATTGTTCCGCGTTTTTGTTTTGGAACGTGTGTATTCCAGCCTTCCACGACGTTCACATGACATGCTATATAAATCATTGATATTGATTCCCATCATATAGAACATCATCATAAAAACATCACGAGCCATATTAGTACATTTCTTATCAGACTGAAAATCTCGGATTTTTAATAAGGTGTTGGTATCTATATTCTTTCGTTTTCTCCGATACTCCGGGATTTCAACTTTCTTGAATGGGTCGCCAGGAATCCTTATAATATCAAAGTCTTCGTTATTATAATAGAGTTTTGCCTTGTTATACAATGCTCTTATTCCCCTAAGATAATGGCTTACCGTGCCTGGCTCTAAAGGTGTGCCGGCAGGTCCGGAGTGATATAAGTCTTTGATCATCTTATTCAGCATGAATGAAGTGATAAGTTTTATATCTATCTTTTTTCTTTTCATGTACCAACATAGGGTATCAATAGAAGATCTGTACCATTCGGCAGTTTTTCTCTTTTCCGTTTGAATTACTATATTTTGAGTAAACTCTACAAAATCTATAAACTCGGCATCAGGAACTAATGATTTTTCTATTTCTTCTTTTAAGTCCTTACATGACATAAATTGGGTTCTTTCTTGTCCTAGCTTCAAATACTCTCTCCTGATCTTTTGGATATACGCATTTATTTCGTACTCTATCATTTCACTGTTAGGTACGTTGGGTAGGATCCGGCCGGAGTTGTCCATGTTTTCTGGGCGGATATAGTAGCTGGTTGCTATATACTGGGATTCTCTATTATGATAGATTCTGATTTTTATATTTGATGTTCCATCTTGTTTTATATGTCTTCCTGTTTGGAAAACGATTGCTTTAAATGTTGCCAT